GCGCCTGAATCGAGAACGCGGTCGGCTCCTTGTAGGCGTGGTCGGTGATCGAGGCGCCCTGCTGCACGGGCTGCTTCGTGATGGTGAGGGTGTCGTTCGTCGACTCGTTCTGGATGACCTGGACGTTGATGGGCCCGATCGTCCGGTTCTTGCCGAAGAGCGACTGCAGCGTGATCGGGACGGGAAGGAAGCCCATCAGCGCGTGGCTCCCTTCATGTTCCTCACCATGTCGAAGTTGACCTTGCTCTGCTCGCCCGCGACGGCCTTGCCCACGGCGCCCGCGTCGGCCGAGCCGATGACGTTGATGTTCGTCTGCTGCTGCACGTTATGGTTCGTCTGCGAGTTCCCGACGCCGGGTCCGACGGGCGATACCGAGGGCGCGCCGCCCGCGAAACCCTGTGCGTTCGCTGCGACGTTGCTGGCGCCGAGGCCGACGAAGCTTTTCAGGCCACTGAGCGCGTTCCCGATCCAGCTCGTCGGGTCTCCCGAGAAGAGCTTATGAAATTCAAGCGCGACGTCACCAATCAGCTCGGCGATGCCGTTCAGGAACCCCCAGACCTTCGAGAGCGCGCCCGCGACGGCGTCGATGACGGGAATGGCGTCGGACCAGTCGAAGAGCGCCTTGCCGCCCTCCTGCCAGGTCTTGAAGTCGTCGAAGAGAGCCAGGATGGCGAGTAACCCGGTCAGAATCATCCCGAGCGGCGTCGCGAGGAACGAGAGGTTCAGGAGCTTCCAGGCCGCGACGGCCGCGAGGATGCGCGTCGACCAGCCGTTGGTCGCCGTGTCGAGCTTCGCGAAGAAGTCGTAGACACGGGTCAGGATCGACCAGAGCCGGAGCCCGAGCGTCGTCGTGGCCTCGACCGCCTTGAAAATAAACTTCACGAGCCGCTCGAGGACCGCCTGGATCTTCGGCATGTTCGCGTAGATCTTCTGGCGGAAGAGGTCGCTCTGCTTGGTGAGGAGGGTGAAGAAGCGCGAGCCCACCGACTTGTAGATGGCCTCGAACGCGAACTTCGTTTTGGCCAGGCTCATATTGAGCTTGACCGAGTTCTGGATGACCTGGGTGATGTTGATGCCGGCGGCCTTGTAGGCCTTGAGCAGCTCTCGCCGCATGACCAGGGTCTTGTTGATCATCGGCGAGATGATTCGGTACTCGTACCCCATCTGCTCGAAGCCTTCGGAGATCTTCGAGATGCTGTAGGTGATGGCCGAGGCCGCGACCTTGATAGAGCCGTAGAGGGCGGCGACACGGAGAGAAGCCGAGGCGATCGACTTGTTGAACTTTGCGAGACTGGCGTCGTCCACACCGAAGCCGAGACCCACCAGGAAGCTCTTGATCACTTCGCCCGTCACTTGTTCGCCTCCCTGTATCGGTGTTCGTTCTCGGCCCTCACGTCGAGAGCGTCGTTCATCCTCGCGATGTCTTCAAGGTCGAGTGTACCGTCCTTCAGGCTCTCGTACTTGCACATTCCTTCCAGAACCGGCCGTAGCAACCAATCGTCTCCTTCAGGCATCCGGACCCAGGTCACGGGTCGCTTCATCTCTACTCCCGACCCTGCTACGATCGAGCCGGGAGTCCGGCGAAAAAACCGGAGAGGTTGTACATGAACGCCCGGCCCGCGATCTGAAGAAGGGCCGGGAGCTCGAGGTCTTGGATCATCAGCATCGAGCCCGTCGAGACGCGCGACCAGCCTCCGGCCGGGTGAAGCATCTCGACCGCCGAGAGAAGACCGTAGAGCACGAGCTCCGAGTCGGCGTCCGACAGGCGGGACAGGCCCACCATGATCGGGGTCGCGAACTGGGCGATGTGCTCGAGCTTTTTCTCCTCGGGCAGCTCGTCGAAGTTCTTCAGCTGGCTCATGCCCTTCATCGCCGGCAGGAGCTCGGACAGGATCGGCCCGATGCGCCTGACGATGTGGAACTGCTTGAAGGCGTCGATCTTGCTGAGCTTGAACTGCCTGCCGCCAAAGCTGAACTCCCGGTCGCTCATGATCAGCCGCCCAGGATGCTATTGCGCTGGATGCCGTCGAACGTCCACTCGTTCATGCCGGCTTCCTTCGCGTAGTTCAGGGCCGGGAGCTTCTTGAAGGCGCAGCCCTGGACCGCCGAGAAGTCGCCCCGGGCCGAGTCGGTCAGGGTGAACACGTTCGTGCCCCAGAGGGCCGAGGAGGCGCTCTGCAGGTTGTACATGAGCATCAGGGCCTTGTTGAGGGGCGAGGTCTTGAGGAGCCGCACGGTGACGGTGACCGCATCGCTCGCGATGAGCGAGTGCTGGCCCTTGCCGTCCGCGCCGATCGTCATGACGTTCTTGTCCTCGACGGGCTCGATCGTGATGCCCTCTTCGGCCGCTGCGGCCCCCGCAGCCAGGTTCAGGATCCCGCCCGGGCCCGCGATCGTCGCGTTGATGTCTAGAAACGAATAGGTCGCCATGGAGTCTCCCCTTTAACGGTTGACGTCGACGATGACGTCGACGCTCTGGATCGCGCCCGCGAGCTTGATGGCCAGCTGAATCGGCGGCGCGATGCGCGCGTCGCGGTCCGACTGCGACTGGAGCGCCACCGGCTGAGCGTAGATGTAGTAGCCCGTCTTCAGGTAGTCGCCGGTCGCGAGCTGCCCGAAGCCGTCGGCGTTCCACACGCCCGGAGCCACAAGCCCGTTCGCGACCGCCTGGTCGGCGACCCCGCTGACCGCGTTCACGAGCTGGTTCACGCCCGCATCCGTCTGCGGCACCTTGGTGGTCGAGGTGTAGAGCACGTTGAAGCAGGCCGTCTGGATCGCGTTCTGGAGCCAGTCGAGGCCGTGGATCTCGTCGAAGTAGGCCGAGCCGCTCATCACGCCGTACTGGATGATGACCGTGTCGTTCACGTAGTCGACGAAGACGTTGCACCGCTTGTCCTTGAGCACCAGCGCCTGGGACTCGGTGAGGTCCTCGCCCGTGACGCCCGGCTCCTGCTTGAACATGAGCGTGATCGTCGAGCGGTTGGCGTTGACGTTGACCGAGAGCGCGCGGCCGAAGAACGACGCGATGGCGTAGGCGTTCTGGCTGTACTGGCAGAAGCTCTGCAGGTACCCGGCCGCCTTCATGCGGCTCGCGAGGTCGGTCGTGACCGCCGACGAGAGCACCTGCGAGCTCGTGATCGTGACGCCGTAGATGCGCTTCAGGTCGAGCGCCTCGATGAACGCCGAGACGTCGATGCTCTGGTCGTCGGTCGGCTGGGTCGACGCCTGGAACATGAGGCCGTACCAGGCCGACGAGAGGTTCGCGAGAACCGCGGCGCAGGCGGCCGGGGTCTCGGCCGCGTAGCCCGGGATGAGCGCGATGGCCGTGCTCGAGGTCAGCTTCAGCTGAGCCGAGATTGAACCAGCCGTCGCGTAGCCCACCGAGGACGACGTGCCGGTCGTGATGCTCGTGATGATGAAGCTCGAGCCGTCCCAGGTACACACGCCCCACGCGGAGATCGCGGTCGTGATGACGGTCGCCACGCCGTTCAGGTTGGTCTGCGCCGAAAAGTCGAGGCCGGTCACGGCGCGCGAGACGCCGTCGATCGGGATCGTGAGCGTGCCGGTCGTGATGACCGTCCAGTTCGACATCAGCTGCTGCGAGGCCGTCAGGATGCCGCCCTCGATGAAGCCCGAGGAGGCCGTCCGGAACCACCGGCCGATCATCAGGGTCTTCGGCTTCGGCGACTGGCCGAAGTAGAGGGCCGCAGCCTTGTACTCGGGCGCGCTCGTGCCGAAGTCAGCCGCGACCGCTTCGATGGTGAGGTACGTGCGGAAACGCTCGACGCCGTTGATGACGTTCGAGTCGCCCGCGATCATCAGGACGCCGAAGGAGCGCACCGCCGCAGCGAGAGGGCTCAGGTTGACGGTGACTCGGACAAGACCGGATACGGAGAGGCTCATGGCTTATAGTCCTTTCAGCGCGCATTTGAGGGTTCGAGCGGCACCTTCCGCACTCCCTGATTTGATCTTGAGAAAGGCGATTCCCTGGAAGTCCTTCGGGTCGATGGCCACGAAGGTGCCCTGGGCGACCGTGTAGGAGAGCGCCGATCCGCCCGTGCCGGCCTTTACCGGCAGAAAAGTGCCGGCTGCGGTGTCGCAGGCCTCGAAGGTCAGGGCCGTGCCCGTGAATGCGGCGGGCAGGTAGATACCTACCAGCGCGAAGCCGTCGAGCGCGATCACGCTGCTCGATTGCTGGCCGTTCGCGATCGTGACCGTTTTCGCAGGAAACATCGTTCCCTGGTAACCGCTGTAGCTGGAAGAGGCCATGAAAAGAGTCTCCTTGGTTTAGGTGTTCCAATCAAGCAGATACTCCTCGTTGCCGACGACCGTGTGAACGGTCCCGACCGAGGAGAGGATGGTGGGGACCGAGTAGGTCCGCTGCACCTGTCGGCGAAGGAAGACGCTCATCACGACCCGGTCGACGAACCGCTCGTTCAGGAGATCGGGCACGTGCAGGGGCGGGCTCGCCTCCGTGAAGTTCATGTTCGCGGCCTTCAGGGCGTCGCGGTTCTGCGGGATCTGGAAGCCGTCGCTGATCAGGACCGCGTTCTCGAGCGCGTCGGGGCCGTAAAGCGAGAGCTCGACTTCGATGCCCTCCTGCCGCTGGTACGTGCTCGACGTGTCGCTCGAGGACACCACATAGCCGTAGGTGTCGGGCGTGATGGTCTTGACCCCGAACGCCATCCAGTTGATGTCGATGTCGGGGTTCTTCGGCGGGTTCACCTGCCACCGAGGGCGCACGAGAGTGCCTGAGATGCCCGACACACCCACCAGCACGGTCTGAATGAACTGGGCGAGCGTCAGGCCGCCGGGCAGGCCCTGGGAGCTCGACGGCTGGATGTAGCCGGCGCCGCTCATGCCGGGGCCTCCTGAACGCACGTGCCTTCGCACCAGCCGGCGCCCCAGTTCGTCCAGTCGAAGACGACCTGGACCTGATAGCGTTTGCCGCGGAAGACGAGGATGCTCGGATACCGGCTCGGCGCCGTAGCGATGATCTCGCCCTTGAACCAGAAGCTTGAGACGTTCGCGACGCGTAGGGCCTCGGGTAGGCGCTGCAGGGTCCGGCCCGAGGCCGGCTGCACGGATCCGACGCTCGTCAAGGTCGTCTCGACCAGGGTGTTCTCGCCGTAGCCGTTCACGGTCGGCACGCGCGTGACGAGCTGGATCGGGTCGACGAAGTCCGGGTCGGAGAGGACGTCGGTGACGTCGATCTGGCCCACGGCTACTCCTCCCCTCGGACGACGTAGGTGATGGCGTTGCGCATCTGCCCGGTGACGAGGAGCGCCTTGGTGCCCTTGAAGCCGCGGGCCGCGCGCGCGGCCAGGGTCGCCGCCGAGGGCGGCTCGATGCCGTCCTGGGCGTTGATGGCCTTCTTGATGGCGTTCGAGGCGACGAGGCCCGCGCGGTTGTACGCGATCGAGAGCGCCGGGATGCCCTTCGACAGCGCGAGCTTCGCGCCCTTCTTGAAAGCCTCGATGATCTCGGCCTGGGCGTTCCGGAGACCGATCGTCATGACCGGCCGCGAGGGGATGTTGTTGATGGGCGAGCCGAACTCGCTGAGCGCGAGCAGGGTCGCGTTGTTGATGGGCTCGCCGGCCTCGCGCGTGGTGTCGGCCTCGGGGATGCCGACGAGCACGGCGTCGCGCTTGAACTTCTTCACGACCTCGTTGAACTGCTCGGTGAAGTCCTTCGTCACCAGGGTGGGCGCACTCATAGCTGGATGGCCGCCGCTCCGAAGATGCGCGCGAGCCGGATGAACTGGCGCCCGTAGTTCGTCAAATTCCACCAGCCGGCGTCCTTCTCCGACGTCGCCTGCGAGTCGTAGCCGACCGTCACGGAGCCGACGGTCTTGGTGTTCGCGACGCCGCCCGAGGTGCCCGGGACGCCGCCCGAGGCCGCGGCCTTCGCGTTCTGGGCCGCGAGCGTGATCTCGTGCGCGACGTAAAGCTGGATGCCCTGGTCGTAGCAGGTGCCCCAAACAGAAGGCAGGACCAGCTGTTCAGCCAGTCCTGCCCAAAAAGTGATCTGAGCCGTCGTATATACCGTCGTGTCGGCGAACTCGGGGAATGCAAGCCTGAACGCCGGGATATCCATGACGACCCTTTACTTTCCTTGTTTCTGTTTCTTCTTGCCCGCCTCGGCTTCTTCGGCTTCGAGCTTCTTCAGCTCTTCCTCTTCGGCCGCGGCTTTCGCCTCCGCCTCGAGCTTCGCCTTGGCTTCCGCTTCGGCCTTGGCTTGCGCCTGAGCCTTCTCGGCCGCGGCTTTCGCCTCCGCCTCGAGCTTCGCCTTGGCTTCCGCTTCGGCCTTGGCTTCGGCTTCGGCGCGGGCCTTCTCGGACGCTTCGATGAGCTTGTCGGCCTTCGGCGATTGCTTCGCCTTGGCCTTCTGCCCTTCGGCGTCCTCGACGAGACCGGCCTTGATGAGCTTCTGGAAGAACGGGTGCTTCAGCACCGCTTCCGGAACCTCATGCGTGCCGCGCGGGAAGTCGTACCCCGCGAGCTTGACCGCCTGCTTGAACTTCGCGATGACGGCCATGGCTTAGATGCCGTCCATGTAGCGAACGGTTTCCGGGTACACGAACTCCATCTCGCCGAGGGCGTAGATGTAGGGGGCCGTGTAGCGGATGCCCTGGTAGTACGCGGTCTCGCGACGGATCGGGACCATCGGGTAGCGCACGCGGTCTTCGGAGTTGGTGTAGGCCACCATACGGTCCGAGGGTCCGACGCCGCGGCCCGTGAGCCACTTCACCGGCTGGATGTCGAGCTCGCGCCCGTTCACCTGCAGGCTGATGCAGTTCTCCTTGAGGAACTTCAGGATCGACACGTTGCCGGCCGAGCTGACCTTCTGCGAGGAGATGTAGCTGAACTGCAGCGGCGGCAGGAGCAGCTTGTCCGGGCAGACCGCGAACGCAGCCGCCGACCAGGCGCTCTCGACCAGCGAGTTCACGTCGGCCAAGATCTCGTCCGGGGTCTTCTGCGACCACTCGGTGCCGCCGTTGACTCCGGTCGCCGCCGCGTCGATGGTGACGTCGGCATTGTTCAGGAGACCGGTCGCGCCCACATCTTCCGACCCGATGTACACCATCTGGTCGACGTTCATCTGGTAGAGAACGTTCAGGGCGTCGATCTTCTGCACGTCGATCGGCTGGCCCGTGAGCTGCGAACGCTCGAGCTCGACCGAGGTGTACGACACCTCGCGGGCAGCCAGGCGAAGCGGCAGCACGATCTTCGCGCCGTTGATCGCGACGCCGGGGATGGCCGACGACTCGGCCGAGATCCACGGCATGTTGCCGCCCTTGTTCGCGGTGCCGGGGTTCACGAGCGAACCAGCGGCGGCGAAGGCCGAGCGGATGAACGAGGTCGACTCGTTCGACATGGTGATGCCGGAGCGCAGCTTGATGTCGCGGCCCCAGCTGACGCTGACGAGCGGTTCGTAGAGCCTCTTGTCCAGGTTCTCGAGCTGGTTGACGTAGTACGCCAGCGCCGAGTCGCGGGTCCGGAAGCGGGTTCCCAGTTTCATTGTCGTTTCCTCTCTTCTCTCTGTGTTCGGTTAGCGGGCGATGCGGAGTTCGGCGTTGCCGTCGGCATCCTTGCCGTCCGACGCCCACTCGGCCTGGGTCGCGGTCAGCGCAACGGCATTGCCGCCGTCGCTGTCCGCGCGGAAAGCGCCCACGGCCACGCCACCATTGGCGATGATCTGGACGTAGACGGTGCCGCCGCGGGCCGGGGTGCCCGACGCGCAGACGACCGAGACGTAGCCGCGAACGGCCAAGCCCTGGACCTGATCCGGGTTCGGGATGGTGTCCGAGAAACCCGAGAGAGCGTTGCCGCTGATCCCGGGAGCCTGGCGCACCAGCACGCCCGCGAAGGCGGTCGCGGCTTCGGCGCCGCCGTTGAACTGCTGGATCCCGCCCGAAACGTACTTGACGGGGATGCCGAAGGCCTGCGCGAAGACGCCGCCTCCGGTCGCGACGAGCATTGCGGGCTCGACGTTCGTTTCATCGGTCCGGGTGATGTCGCCCGGGACGCCAGCGGGTGCCTGATACAGATACGAAACCATAGTCATTCTCCTTTTCGGCTCTCGCCGGGGTTAGCGATTCTTGTAGTGCTTCTCGTTCGCGGCGTTGATCTGCTCGGGCGTCATCGCCCCCTTCGGCTGGCCGAGATTCGAGCCGAAGTCGCGGGTCTTGGTCTTCGAGAAGTCCGAGGACCGCTTGACCTTGAGGAGCTCGCTCGCGGCGACGAAGAGCGTGTTGACCTTGGTGGCGTCCTTGAAGTCGGGCGCCTTGCCGTCGGTGAACTGGCCGATCACGGCCTTGCCGTCCTGGGTGGCCCAGGCGGCCTTGAGGGCCTTCGCCTTCGCGTCCTTGCCCTTGGCCTTCAGGCCCGGAGCGAGGATCTCGATGCGCGCGGCGGTGTCGCCGACCATCTCGGCTTCGGACTCCTCGTCCTCGGCCATCTCTTCCTCGACATCGTCGTCTTCCGACTCCTCGGCCTCTTCGCCTTCTTCGGCGTCGACCGAGACTTCGTCTTCCTTCGACTCGCGCTCGAGAAGCTTCGAGACGGCGGCCTCGAGCTTGGCGAGGCGCTCTTCGAGGCTCGCGGCAGCGACGGCCGGTTCCTCTTCGTCCTTGGCTTCCTTTTCCTTCGGCGCCTTCTTCTCTTCGGCCTCGTCCTTGCCGGCCTTCATCGCCTTGACTTCGCCGGCCAGATCCTTCACGGCCGCGAGAACGGCGTCGAGGCTCTTGGCGTCGGTCGTCTTCTCGGCGCCGGCAGTGCCGCCTTCGTCCTTCTCCACCAACGCGAGCGCGTCGTCCTGGGCCTTCCCGAAGATGGCCTTGATTCTGTCACCGAGTTTCATGTCGCTACCCTTTCCTTTGTGGTCGTTGATTGCGTAGGACGAGCCTGCACGGCCTTGGTCGACCAGCGCAAGGTGATTCCCTACGATCTGTCTCTGGATGCCCCGGCCCAGTCCGGTCTGTACATACTCGGCCTCGTATCCGCACGAGACCTCGCGAAGGCCGTTCTTCACGAGCCCGATGGCGACGCCGTCGGTGATCAGGAGATCGGCGACAAGGTCATTGGCGTTCGCTCCCTCGCCGCGCCGGACGTTCTGCAGGATGCCCTTGGCGAGCTTGCCCCAGTTGTCGGGCGATACGAAGTCGTCCGGGTGGGCGATCGTGACGGCCTTGCCCTCGAAGCTCGCGATCGTCTCCGGGCGGAACACCTCGGCGGCGTCGCGCGAGATGATCACGCAGCCCGACTCGTCGCACTCGAGCGGCGTCTCGCCCCGGCCGTAGGTCATCTCGCCGGTGCGGGCGATCGGAACCGCGAGGCACACGAGGAATCCCTCGGGCGTCTCGCGGATGTTTTCCGACAGCTTGGAGGTCGTGTAGAACTTCATGAATTAGGAGGCGACGGCGTCCCCGCCGACGAGCATCCACTTCGCGCCGACCGCCATCAGGATGGCGCACTGGCCGGAGCTCGTGAAGGTCAAGGTCGTGGTGCCCGAGAGGGTGCAGAAGCCCGGGCCCTTGATGTTCGTCATCGCGAGCGTCATGCCGTTGGTGGTGGCAGTGCCGAGCTTGATGACCTTCAGCTGGCCGTCCTGGCTCGAGGGCGCGGCGAGCGTCATCGCGAAGGTGCCGCCCGTGGCGTTGTTCACCAGGGTGACCATCGAGGTCAGGTTGATCGCGCCCGCGGCCGAGAGGGTCTGGACCGTCGGGACGAAGGTGCCGTTCTGAAGCGCGCCGAGCTTGTTGAAGCCCTGCAGGATGGTGTCGGTCGCGGCAAGGAGGCCGGCCGAGACCGAGAGGCCCGTGAGCAGCGTCGAGGTGTTGCCCGTGCCGATCGCAGTCCAGGCCGGCGTCGCGAGCGACCCGGTGTTCCGGTAGGCCGCGCCCGTATCCTCGGCGATGTAGATCGAGCCCTTGCCGGCGAAGGTCGCGCCGGTCGTGCCGTCGACGGGCGCCGTGGCTCCGGAGAAGGAGACGATGTTCGACGCGCCCGGTACCAGCGGCTGAGCCGCGCCACTCACGACGTTGACGGATTCCTCGCCGAACTGGTTGGTGAGGATCAGCTTGGACGGTGCGGACATGGAGTTCTCCCTTGAAAGTTCGTGGACCGGACGGCGACCCTAATCGGTTCTTTAACTATCAGGGTCATTCTTGACTTTTGTCTAGAGGCTTTTCACTCATCGTCGAAGACGGGCTCGGCGAAGCATCGGCAGTTGGGGAACTCGCCCGGGTGTCCGGTCATGCCGTCGTCGAGGGTCGGCGGCTCGTCCCAACTGAAGATCATCCCCTGCAGGCGCTTGCCTCGAAGCTTCAGATGCGACTCGCGAACCGCACCATCGCCTGAGTTATGCCAGCGGTATTGACGACTTCCGACGGCCTGAGCGCGCGACTGGTTGATGGCCGCGTTCGCCCGCGCCGTCTCGGTCCGGGCGATGAGGAGCGCCCTGCTGGTCGCGACCTCAGTCGTTAGGCCCAGCTCCTGCTCGAGCTCGGAGATCTTCTCGGCCGAGGCGTCGGCGCGCGTGCCGGCCATGACGGCCTCGTAGGCGATTTTCTGCGCGCGAAGGCCGGCCTCGAGCGGGATGGACTTGATCAGGGCGACCTGTTCGTTCAGGAGCGCGCGTGCGGCCTCGCCGACCTCGCGCTCGCCGACGCCGGCCTGAAAGGCGCGCCCGAGAGCGCGGGCCTTCTGCTGGTAGGCGCGCTGGTTCGACTTCTGGACGTGGTCCAGGAGCTTCGCCGCCTGGCGGGTCGCCCAGGGATCGAGCTGCTTTGAGTACCGCTCGAGCTCGGCCTGCATGCGCTTCTCGTCGCGGAGACGGGCACCTGGCAAAGCGTGCTGGTCGACGATGTGGCCTGCGGCCTGGGCGACGCGCTTCAGGGCCTTGTAGAACTGCCGCTCGGCCGCCGTTGATGGCTTGAACTTGCCCCGGACGGTCTTTACGGCGTCGAGCGTCAGGCTCCTCACCGGCCGAAGACCCTCTTCAGGAACCCCTTGGGCTTGGCGTCCAGGTTCTTGACGGGCTCCTTCGGCTCATTCTCCGTATGGGGTGGCTGCGAGGTCTGCTGTTCTTTCTGCTCTGCTGGCACGCCGCCCACTTCTGGAGAGTCAGGCATCGGCGGCTCTTCCACCTCGGCCTCCTCGATGTCCTCGTCGGAGATGTTCGAAAAGAGCCCAGTATCGCCCGAGGTCTGCCGAAGCTCCTTCAGGCTCGTCGCCCGATCGGTCAGGCCGCTCTCGAAGGCGCCGAGCACGCTCTCGGTGTTCGTCTTCGCCACGTTGGCCTTGTCGGTGGCCGACATCTGCCAGAGCGGCGTGAATGTGAACTCAAGATCCTTCGGCGCGGGCTTGCCGAACGTCGAGCGCCAAAGAACGCGCAGAAGCGTGTCGAACGGCGTCCGAAGCTTCGCCTCCTGCTGGGCGTTCACGTTGTCGTAGTACATACGGATGTCGGCGTCGCCGGTGGCCGAGAGGCCCGCAGGCGACTGCCCGAAGAGCCGCACCAAGGGGATGCCGCTCGCGCCCGAGAGCTGCTGCCCGAACTGCAGCATCACGTCCGAGAGGCCCGCGAACGTGTAGTTGGTGGTTTCGAACGAGTCGTTCTTGTCGAGGAGGGTCATGCCCTCGTTCGTCTGCAACGACCGCATCATCTCGAACTGGGCCAGGAGGCCCTGCTGGGCAGCGCCGCCGGCCGCGATGATCTCGCGCAGGCCTTCAATCCCGATCGTCCGGTTATTGGCGCGCTCGACGAGGTTGGCCGTCGACATGGTCACCGAGTCGAACGCGATCAGGCGATCCCAGAGGCGCTCGAGCACCGACTCGCCCCACATCATCTCCGTGATGGCCTGGAAGTACGGCAGGTCGATGCCGGTGTAGCGGATCACGCGCGAGTGGTGCACGTTGATCTGGCCCGTCGGTGTGGGCGCGTTCGGCTCGGTCGCGTTCAGGGCGCTCACGATCGCGTAGTACTTCGGCAGACCCATGTCGGGGCCCGCTTCGATCACGGTGCCGAGCGACGGGTTCAGGGCCCAGCGGTCGTAGACGGCGATGCCGTCGAACTGGCCCTTCGAGACGGTCTCAAGGTCGAGCGGCGTTGCGAGGTCTTGGCCCCGGATCTGAAGCACGCCGATGGCGCCACCGTAGAGACGGCCCCACTTGATCAGGTTCTGGACCGAGCTCCAGATCTGCTTTCGAGAGATGGCCGACTGGAAGTCCTTGATGTCCGCGTCGGCCTCGTTGGTGGTGACGTCGACACCAGCCCGGGTCATGTCCTCGGCGACCGAGTCGACGACCGCGCCCACGATCCAGCTGCCTCGGTAGGCGGCCTCGAGCTTGATCCGGTTTCGGGTGACGAGGTTGAACTCGTAGGTGCCGGCCGACAAGGAGTTGTCGTTGTTCAGACCGAGCCGCGAAACGAAGTTGTCGAAGCCGTCGAAGGTCACGTGCTTCAACGCCTGCTTCGTCGCTGCGTCCTGCGCGCGAAAAAGATCCATCGCGTTGACGGCGACCGGTTTCGGCTGGGTTGGCGTAGGTGTGGACGACGAGCGCGAGGCGGGGCGTTTCTTCTTGGCCATTCCCCTGAGAGTGAGGGGTCTCGGGCGGTCCCGTCAATCCCGTTTCAGGTCTTCTGGGCCAGAGCCGCCCACTGCTTGAGCTTGTTGCCGGCCTGAAGCATGTCGGCGACCGCGTCCACCATGGGGTCGATCTGGTCGTCGAACTCGTGGGAGTCGTCGGCTGTGAAGGCCTCGTTCTCGGTGAGGAAGTCGCTCGTGAACGGGGCGTCCTCGGGCACACAGACCTGGCCGCTCTCGAGGTACGGGAGCGCGTCCATCACGCGAGTCAGCTTGTCCTTCGCGCGCTCGATGCCCTCGATCGGGATGTTGTACGGCGGGAGCTTCAGCGTCTGCACCAAGCCCGTGCCCGAGCTCTTGTCCTCGACCTTGAGCTTCCGGAGCTGCCCGTAGTGATCGACGTCGCGCGCGCGGCATTTCTGCCAGAAGGCGATCGCGCGCTTCTGCAGCTCCGGCGCTTCCCACTTGCCCCGGATCAGGTCGAGCAGGTAGATACGCCCGTCAAGGCCCATGCCCCACTCTTCGAACACGCTGAAGTCGTTTCGCTCGGCCGTCTTCTGGGCCGTGTCGGCGAAGAGGAGCCGCCAGCGCATCTTCGGCGTGGCCGCGAGCGAGTAACGGACGAAGTACTCGCCCTTGATGATGTTCCCGCCGAGCGCGATGGGTGACTGCTGGTACTGGCTCGAGAAGACGTGGCGCGAGATCCGGGCGCCGCCCTGGTCGGTGCCCTCGCCGCGCTCCATGGCGAGTAGTTGACTTATAGGCTCCTTATACGGCCAGTAGCTGAAGCGGCCGTCGATGACCTCGGCCGGTGGCGGGACCAGGGCCCGGTACTTGGCCGGCAGCGCGGCTACGTCGGCCTCAGTGAGCACGGCGGGGATCCGGACGATGTCCCAGGACCCCTGAAGGTTGCCGGCCCGTATGAAGCCTGCGGGGTCGCGCTCGGCGATGCGCTGCATCACCAGGATGATCGGGGTATCCGGGTTGGCCCGTCGGGATTTGACGGTCGTGAGGAGCTTTCGGTTAGCGGCATCGAGCTTGACTTTCGAGAAGGCGTCTTCCGGCTTGATCGGGTCATCGATGAGGATGGCGCCCTGGAAGCCTTCGGCCATGTGGCCGGCGCGGAAGCCCGTGACCTGGCCGCCGAGTGCCGTCGCATACACGCCACCAGCGGGGTGCCCGTCGACGAGCACGTTCCATCGTTTCTTCGCCTTGGCGTCGTCGGCGATCTTAAGCGGCCAGAGCTGCTGGTACTCGTCCGACATGACGATCTCGCGCGCCGTCGAGGAGTTGAGGCTCGCGAGCGTGTCGCTACCTGAGAGATGAAGAAAACGCGCACGCGGGTTAATCGCGAGACCGCGAGCAATAAGATTGATGACCACAAGCTCAGTTTTAGAACTACCGGGCGCGACCTCGATCACGACGTTCTTCTTTCGGCCGGCGATGACGTCGTCGATCGTGTCGGCGATCAACTGGTGGTGCCAGTTCACTATGAACTTGAGGCCCTGCCGCGCCTTGAAGAAGTAGCGCGAGAAGAAGAGATGCTCGCTCTCGCACAGGTGCCTAGCCGCGGCCAAGCGGTAGGCTTCGGCCTCGCTGTAGAGCTCCGGTTCGTTAGACGCTGTCTTTGAGCTGTGCAAGGGCCGCCTTCAACTTCTCCGGATCGACCTGGGCGTTCATATTCGCGTTCTGGTTCACCGACCGCACGTTGAGCTCGTCGGGGATTTTGCCGACGATGCGCTCGGCGATCCGCTCGATGACGCCGTAGTCGCCGGCTTCGATGGCCTTGACGAACGCGCGAGCCACACCGACCTGGATGGCCGGGGTATTCGGATCCGTGATGATGTCCTTCAGGTTGTCCATGTTGCCGGTCAACACCGCTTCGATGACCTTGCGGTAGGTGTCGACCGTGAGGTTAGCCAACGCCTTCCGGATCGGGTTGTGCTTCCTCGCGCCCTCGGGATTGCCGCTCTGGCCTGGCTTGAAGTGATACGGCTTCAACTGCTCAGCCGGTCGACCCCGGCCTTTTTTCTTCACCATGTGGACTCCCTTCAGATCGGCACGGCCGGGCTCGCCGACAGGACGCGCAGCACGCCGTTGAAGTGAAGGATATCATCTCCCTGCGAAAGTTTCGTGACGATCCGGTGCGCACCCAGCGCGAGCGCTCCCGTGTCGGCCGCCAGGAGGTCGATCAGCATACGCCCGCGGTTCGTCGTCTGGTCCGGATCCGGTGTGTGCTGGCCATTCGGGATGGTCAGCGTCGTGCCGTCCGACTTCAGTAGATACGTCGAGAACGTGGCGCCCGTGAGGTCCTCGTAGGTGCTCGGGCCCGTCTTGAGGCGCACCGCGAGCGCGACTTGGTCGCCCTGGGTGACGCGCGCCTCGCCGGGCTCGTCGTCGATCTCGAAGACGAGATCAGGCGAGACGATCGAGTTTGAGACCGGGTCAAGCGTGCCCGTCCGGTTGTTGGTGGTCGAGTTCGACTTGTAGGCAAGCCCAGCTCGGACGTCGGGCGCCGAGAGCGCCGTCCATCGATCGGTAGCCGCGTAGGTACCGACGACGATCGCGTTCAGGTTCATGATCGAGAGCCCAATCGCGATCTCATCGGCGGTCAGGACCGAGTTGAAGGCCGTGCCGACGTCGGTGCCGATGACCGTGCTTCCGTCCTGAGTCGTCGAATAGCCGAGCGAGATCTTGTCGGCCGGGGTCGAGGACCAGAGGTCGTAGCCGCGGTAGGTGCCGACGCCGCTCACGTCAACTGCGACCCCGTGCTCCGTCTCCGCCACCAAGGGCACGTGGCAGGTGCCCGTCGTCGCGTCGACCGGCGTACCGAAGCGCGTGTCGGCTGCGGCCGGTACGGCGCACGTACCCGAGCTTGCGACGCCTGCGCGCGTGACCGCCTGGCCGAGCCGGATGTTGGCGTCGGACGGGACGACATAGAGCGTGCCGTCGAACGCGGTCGAGGCGATCCAGGCCGAGCGCGGCGCATACACCGGATTTTCGGCCGTGTTCCAGACGGCGACCTCGTTGACCTTGATGCGCGAGAGGGGCGCGTCGATCATGGTGCCGATCAGGATGGCCATGGCGCAGGGACGGCTCGGCGCCGACATGGCGTTCGACGCGGCCGTGAAGGATTCGAACAGCACGCCGTCGATCGATACTTTGAACTTGCTCGCGCCCGAGGTGCCGTCCCACGAGAACATGACGTCGTAGAACTGGCCGTTGACCCAGTCGTTCTTGATCGACGATCCGACCGTGTTCACGATCGAGGCGCCGCGGGTGTCCTGAAACGCGATGATGAGCTTGCCGGCTGTATTGAAACCGAGTTCAAAGAAGTTCGCGGTCACGTTGGAGATGTAGCCCACCGATGCAGTCCAGAGACCGAACGCCTCGGGCAGGCCGCTTGAGCCCAGGTACTGAAACCGGATCAGGCCGGCGATAGCCGGGACCTGGCTCCAGTTGTTCATGCCCGCGTAGGCAAGAGCACGCACGACGGTCGCGTTGATGTTGATGACGCTGTCGCCGAAGCAACCCGAGGCGACGAGGGCCTCGACGACCGGCGCGGTCGTCGCGCCCGAGAAGAGGTCGATACCGGTCTTGCCGCTCTGGGAGACGCGAGCGTCTTTTGAGTCGCCGCGAACGTGGAAAATGGGGGTATTGAATGCCATGGCGGTGTTTTACTCGTCTGCGTTGATGTTGTCGATCTGGGCGAGCTGGCTTCGGCGGTCGAAGTAGGCAATCACTTCTCGGTATGTACCGGTGTTCGAATCGACCAGGATGTACGCCCGGCCGTTACGGATGACGACCTCGGGCAACGCATCGACCTTAACCCGGACCGGTGCGGCCTCGATCTGAGCGCCGACCTGGCCGGTTTCGTCGGTCTCGTGTAGACCGACTTCGGTCTCCAAGATGGTTGCGGTCTTGATGGCGGGCAGATCGACGATGGCGTCGACCGGAGCGGCCTCTTCCACGGGGGTTTCGAACTGAGCGATCATGCGCGTACCTCATCGTTGGTACTGCTGTTGACTAGCTGCTCTGCACGCTTCCGAAGTTTCGGCTTCGGATCCGACGCCTTCGCCACCAGCTTGGCCTGGCGGCCCGTGTACTTCTCCCAACGCTCGATGATGACGTCGCAGTAGGCGGGGTCGAGCTCCATCATGAAGCACCGGCGCTGCAGCTTCTCACAGGCGATCAGGGTCGAGCCGGATCCACCAAACGGGTCGAGGACGGTATCGCCAGCTTTAGCTTTCTCGATGCACCACTCCATCAGAGCGATCGGCTTCTGAGTCGGGTGCTGTGTCTTTTCAGGCCGCACAAAACCTTGCGACGTGATCGAGTGGATGTAGACGCCCTTACCGCCTTTCATCCAAGCCACTTCGGCGTCGGCGAGAAAGGCTTCGCCGTTCTTGAATCGTTTATCCCAGACCAGCCAGGTTCCGACAGGGAGCGAGCTCGCGAAGAAGTTCGCGCCGAAGAGCACGACGGACTTATAGCCGGCCCAGGGTTTCGGGTCGAACGGAACCGCGTCGTTGGCAATCCGTGTCCGGTTCTTGCGCCCAGGTGAGACGCCACCAGTAAAGCGGGTGTGGTCAGTATCCCAATCGATGCCGTAGGGCGGATCGGAGATACACGCAGAAGCCTCCGTGCCTTTCAGGAGGCGGGCCAAGCTCTTTTCGTCCATCGAGTCGCCACACATCAGGCGATGGTCGCCGAGCCGGTACACATCGCCGAGCTTCGTCCGAGGCGGAGCCTTCTCTGGCACCTCGTCCTCGTCAACCCCGGTCGCGCCGACGCGCGTGTGGGCCGCGACCTCGATGAGGCCGAGCGGGGCCAGCTCGTCCTTGTCGAACATCGTGAGGTCGAGATCGAAGTCGACGTCGAACGACGCCAGCTCCTTCAGCCAGGTCGTGAGCTCGGGCAGATCCCATTCGCCTGCGCCCTTGTTCGCGGCGACGTTGGCCGCCATCTCGCGGTGCTTGTCCCAGTCGACCTCGCGGTAGGCGTAGCGTTCACCGGTATAGTCCGTGACGTAGCCTTCGGCGACCGTACCGGTCTTCGTCGGCTTCGGGTAGCTCTTCGCGATGACGACCTCGGCGCCGGAGTCGAGGACCTTCGAGCGTTGATGGCCGCCGACGAGCTGACCGGTGCGGCGGTTGAAGACGATGCCGGAGAGGTCGCCGAACTCGACGAGCGCCTTCTTCAGCTGCTCGAGCTTCGCGTCCGAAATCTTGCGCGGGTTCTTGGGATTTGGGGCGAGGTCGGAGACGCGGAGGGTCGCGGGTTTCTTGGCCATGTCGCTCCAGGCTGACACGCCCGAGCGACATCGGTCAATAGGGTCAGGCCGCCTTGAGCTTGATCTTCTCGCCGGCCTTCGGGGTGTACCGCTGGCCTGAGTGACGGATCCAGGCCGAGAGGTTGCCCTTGGCGTAGCGGCGAGCGTTGGCGGTCAGGCGCTTCCGGTCGGCAGAGGTCATCTTGACGTTGACCGCACCGAGCTTGCTGCCGCCGTTCGACTTCTTCGCCTGTCTCTTCTTCGTGCCGTTCATAATATTCCCCTCGCTTTACAGCGAAGCCTGATTCAGGTCAACCGTGAAAGTACCGCAGTCGAGCTGCCCCGCGCCGTCGTCCATACAGGAAACCTGCGACGCGGAACCGGTCGTCAACACCGTCGCCGAGGCCACCAGCATGTTCGACTCCATGGCGAACGAGATGGCCCGGACCTTCGACTGCGGCATCTCGTCGAGGTTCAGCGACCCGTGGCCGTTGAACGTGAGCATGTTCGCGCCGAAGCGGCCCACACCGAAGTAGGTGTAGCCGTAGGGCCCGTAATTGTTCCCGCCGCTCGACCAGCTCAGGACCTTCAGGCCGTCGTCGAAGCAGTAGGTCTTAGCCGCGTAGACGAAGCACGAGCCCGTGGCCGTGTAGGTCTTCGTCGGCCAGCCGGCGACCGGGGCCTCGCTCTTCGACTTCGAGTAGAGCGTGATCGTGACCGGCGTCGCCGAAGGTACGGCCGTGCCGCCGGATCCGGAATCATCGACCGGGTCGGCCGGAGCCGCATCGGCGACCGCGACGCGGTTACTTGCGCCCAGGTCTTCCGGGAGCTCAACGGGCGCCTGGCCGCATCCGGCTAGAACCGCGAGCGCGGCTACTGCGGCCAGAACCGGAGACGCCTTTCCCGCCCGAATCTTGAACTCGAGGTCGTCGTTCTGACTCTGGACCTCGGCTAGCATCTTCTCCGCGCCTTCGCGGTCATCCCATGCGGTGGCCTGCGCGACCCGCCGCGCGAAGCTGCCGCTCTTGAAGTCGATCGGGCGCCAGCGCGACTTAGCGTTATCCCTTTTACGGCCGTACATACGCAGTTTCGGAGTCTTCGGCGTTTTCATAAAATCCTACCTTCTGGTACCAGTATACACCGGAATCAGCTTAACAATCAAATCCGGTGTATACGCGAGATGGGATGCGCTATAAGCGGCACCGGAAGAACCGGCGCCAGCTCCAGGGCGAGATTCCGCAACGCGCGCAGTGCGAGAACTGGCGCGGGAGCACGACCCATTCCCAGCGCATCCAGGAATGCCCCTTAGCGTCTTCCACGGATCCTCCTGACCTTCTGCCGGCGCCGGCTCTCTTCGGCCTTGCGGCGCTTCCGTTTGGCCCGGACCACCAAGGCGACGCGCTCGTTCTGCGGCGACGCGTGGCCAAGCAGGCGTAGGATCTTCTCGGCCGTCGCCTTGTTGCCGGTGTAGATCCGCTCGCCCCGACTATCCGTCACGACGTGCAGCTCCTCGTAGTAGCGTACCTGCGCGATGAGCTTCTTTTCGATCCGGGGTTTCACTCGTTTCATGTTTCGGCCCTTTCCGTTTCTTCGGCTTCTGCGCCATGAGCGATTCACGCTCGCATCCCGGGCACAGGCACGCGCCGCCGGAGTACCCGCCGCACTTCACGCAATCGTTATCGTCGCCATCATCCACACTTGATTCCCCTCACGAAGTAGAAGGCGCGATCGAAGAGGATGTGCAGGCCGTCCGGAACTGCCTCGACCGTCACGCTCTTCACCCGCGTCTGCTTGAACGTCTTCAACAGCTTCAGTAGGAATCCATACTCGACGGTGACGCCCTCGATGTCAACGACCCGCACAGCGACCATCTTCTTCCGCCAGGTCGTATGACCGTAGATGTTCGGCCGGCTCTCGACCTCGCGCTCGAGCGAAACCACGCGGTCGAGGAAACCGCCGTCGATGCGCTTGAGCTCGTCTGCGACCTGGATCCGGCGTCTCATGCTGCTACCACTCCTCGTCGCGCAGGTTGCGCAGACGCTCGAAGAACTCGAACCACGTGATGTACCCGGCCAGAAGCGCGGCGCGGAGTTTCTCGGCTTCGCTCATTCCGTGAACCCCTGAAAACCGCAGTGCGGCTGCTCCGGATCTTTCCGAAACCCTACCGCGCCGTACTGCTCACACTGCCACCATCCGGCGATCGACATGTTGCGCTTCAGCTTGCGTCCGCAGTCCGGGCAGACGCCGCGAGCGACGTGCACCCGCATCTCCGCCTGCGCGGCATCGATCCGCGCCTTCGATTCGGCGTTGCGTTTCCGGGTCTCGGCGGCCTTCAGGGCTCTCATCGTATTCATGATCTCAGTATACACCCGATCTAGGCCGGAAGTCCAGCTCCGACGACCTCGCGTATATACGCGCCTATCCCGTATATACGCACGTTCAGTAGAAGTCGCCGACGTCATCCTCCGGCGCCGGATGAGCAAGGCCGAGATGCCGCAAGCCGTAGGCCGCGATCAAGATTGCATCGACCGCACCATCGTGAACGCCGCCTTTCGGCTTCTGCGGGAGCTGCGTGATGAATTTCGGATAGAGCCGCCGGAGCGCGATGACCGACTTAGCCTTCGGCTTCAGCTCGCCCGAGATCCCCGCATGCATCTCCTTGGCCCACTTGCCTGGCTCAACCAGCGTGTACGGCAGGCCCGCCATCTCGAGCGCGATCACGAGCGCCTCGAAGCCGCGGCCGTAACTGAACGCGCTCTTCGTGCCCATGCCGAACGAGACGGCGCGCTCAAGGAAGACGTGAGCCGGCGCGTGCACGTCCACCATGGCGGTCAGCATCTCCCGGATCTTCCGGAAGTCGGCCCGCCTTTCCTTGCCCTCCTCGATGACCGGCATCGAGTAGCTCGCGAACTTCTCGCCATCGAGCAGCACCAGAGCTCCCGACACGCCCGGATCAATCCCGAGTACCGTTACCGCCTTCACCTTCGTTTCCGCTGACCGTTTCTTGCCCATTTTCGGACCCTCTTTTTACACAAGTTACCTTCGTTCAAAACCGTCGTTTCCGGGGGCAGAGGGGCACAGCAAACGCTTATAAATCCTCTATAGCCCTATTTACCCTCCTATAATGCCTCTACTAGCTCTAATTCTTGCCTTTAGACATTTATAGGTAGCTAGGTATGCCCCTCTGCCCCCTGATTGGTGGCTAAGGGCCGTGGTGGCGGATCTTGTGCCGGGGCATACCCCCGCGTCACGCTATGCCCCCGCTATGCCCCTCTGCCCCGCATTTTCCGTCAATAGAAGTCGAGATCGTCGATTTCTGGGGCAGAGGGTGTGCCCCGTTCCGAGGGGTCTGCCCCCGGGGTCTGCCCCCCTTTATTAAACGGCGAAATGACCCCCGATTCCGATTTTCCCCAGACTCGCTGGCCCCTGACTTTCCGCCGTTCAAACCCGAGATTCCGGAGCACCTGCGCGGCCGTCTGCATGAAGTACTTCTCGTGCGACCACCGACCCCACGGCGCCGCCGGACCCGACGTCAGATCCCGGATCCGAAAGCAGTCGAGGTCGAGCACGCATTCCTTCGAGCCCAGGTACTCCTCGAGCGCCTCGCGCATCTCGGTCTCGTCGTCGTCGATGCGGCGATCGTCCTGCAGATCCTTTGCCTGTTGCTCGGCCTCGGGCGAGAGGTAGAGCGGCTCGTTCTTCTCGCGGTAGAGGTAGACGGCCTCGGCGAAGAGCTGGTCGCGCACCTTGATGAGCCCGTCCACATCGCAGAGGCCGGTCTTTACTGGCCAGAACCGGCGGTTGCCGGTCGGGTCTTTGAAGTACTGGCCCTCGTTGACGGTGCCGATGAAGACCGACTGCCTGGGCACGTCGCGCGCGAGACGCCCGTAGTGCGCGCGCACCGTGTCCTGCCGCCTCGACAGGTACGCCTTCACCTGATTGAAGTCGGCGCGCTTCACACCGGCCAGCTCGCCGAGCTCCACCAGCCACTTCCCCTGAAGGCTCAGCATCGAGTCCTTGTCGCGGAGGTCGGGCAGGTTGTCCATGAACCACTTGTCGCCCGCGATGGCGCGAGCGGCCGAGCTCTTCTTCTTGCCCTGATGGCCCTCGAGCACGAGCACGTAGTCCCACTGACACCCAGGCTCGAACACCCGCTTCACCAAGGCGACGAAGAACTTCCGGCTCACCTCAGGCAGGTACGGCGTCGGCGCGTCGCCGCGGCAGAAGTCCCGGACCCACGTGTCAAGCCTGGGCACGCCGTCCCAGACGAGGCTGTTGAGATAGTCGCGCACTGGGTGGTAGCTCTTCCGGTGCGCAATGAGGCTTGTGGCTTCTAAGATCAGGTTCGTCGAGGGCTCAATCCCGTACTGCTCGGACACCCAGTGTTTGAGAAGCGTCTGGTCGATATCCTCGATGTAGGTCTTCGCGGGCCTACCCCACGGCGAGCCGGTGCCGTACTCGATGCGAGACGCGAAGAGGTCCTCGACGAAGAGGTTCGGGTCGACCGCGTTCGTTAGGATCAGGTCGAGGTTCCGAAGCGTCGAGCGGATCGCGCCCTCTTTCGTCCGGTCCAGTTCTTGACGCCAGGAGCGTTCCTCGGCGAAGGCCTGGGCCTGCTCCTCCATCTCCTCCTGCGTGAGCTTCCTGGACGCTTTAGGCGGCGGTACCGCGCTGAAGACGCTTTCTGCCGAACGCTCGGCCGCCACCTTCTTGAACGTGTAGCGGTACACCCAGGCCGCCGCTTTGGCCCGGGATGAAGTCTTCGCGTGATCATACCCGCACTGGCCCAGGTACGTGTCCCGGTCGGTGAGCACCGAGAGCACCTCGTCCTGGTCGAGCCCGGCCGACAGGAGTGCTGTCGCGGCCCTGAGCAGGTATCCTGATCGGTCCTCGACGCCCTTGCCATCCACGATCGCGTCGCGGACTTCGTCGGAGATCGGGAGCCAGGAGAGGTCGACGGGCTTCACGGTGAAGTTGAAGACGACTGCCTGGGCGTCCTCGGCCATGAGCTTGTCGCCGGCGTCGGCCTTCGATGCAGGCTTTGCCTGCGCTTCCGGCGCCTCGAACTTCATCAAGGGCACATCGCCGGCCTTCTTGATGAAGCTCTTCCAGGCGTAAAGCGGGCCTGCCGGGTGTACACTGGGCGGGAGCACCATCTGCCGGCCCGTCGAGTAGACGCAGATCTCAAAGCGGTCCTTCTCCTTCACGACCGTGATCATCTTGAAGGGCTCGAGTGTTACGCAGTAAAGATGCCTCGAGCCGTTGCCGGATCCGGAGCGGACTTCCGGGAGCTTTCGATCTCCGACGAGCTTCTTCAGCGCCGCGAGAGCTTCCCCCTTCGCGGCCGGGTCCTTCACGTCGACGTCGATGCAGGCGAGATAGCCGTGCGCAAGCTTCGAGGCCTCGCCGGTCCGGACGCCCAGGTTGTAGCCGGGTCGGTAGGTCGATTCCAGCTCGGGCCACGTCTGCCGGTCGCCCTTCGTCCAGCCGCTCTCGACGGGACGCTTTGACTTCGGGTGAAGCCAGATCAAGCCGAAGCCCAAGGCGTGCAGGCGCTTCGCCTCTTTGAAGATCTCCGTGTACCTCACCGACGGCCCCCTTCGATGATCTGCGCGTAGTCGATCTCGCCCTTCGAGATCCGCTTGATGACCTTCATCTGCTCGACCCGCGGGTAGGCCTTTCGGAAGCGCCAGTTCCGGCTGGTGTTGGCGTTCACGCGGAGCCGCTTGGCGAGGCTCTCGACGCCTTCTCGGTCGATCCATTCCTCGAAGGTGGGCCTAGGGGATTGCTTGACTGCTTCCATCTGCGCTGCTCTCCTCAATGGTGGGGTGAAAAATATTTTCAGTTTGACAAACCTATAGCCCGAGTCTAACGATTGGCAAGTACCCTAAAGAAAGTTATTTCGAAAAGACCCGTATATACGCCGAGTCGCGTCAATACTGGAAACGCGCACATACGAAAACGCCGATGTCAACGAAGACGCCACGCCTTACCTTCAACGCCGGAAAGTTCCGAATCGAGAACGCGGACAGCGCGACGACTCTTCGAATCGCGAAACACTGGAGCGCCTACTACGCTTGTGTCGCGCCCGGAATCTATGAGACCCTGTCACTCCGGGCCGCGGCGGCCTTTCAAGATCGGGCCGATGAGACCGTCCGAAAAATTCTCAGACGCACGTTTCAAGAGCACTACGATCTCCCCCCAGGGCTGCCGCGGCTTCCGGAACTCGACCCTCACCAATGGGAAGGCCTGCGCTGGATCCTCGGCCGAAAGAGGAGCTACCTCGCCCACGCCCCCGGCGCCGGCAAGACCGCGCAGGCGATCCTGGCCGCTTGCTTGGCCGAGGGCGAAGGCCAGAGCGTCTTCATCGTACCGCCGACGCTCGTCAAGAACTGGGAACGCGAGATCTGGAAGGTCACCGAGTGGCTCGGCATCTTCCCGACGGTCGGGGTCGTCGGGCGCTCGAGCGACCAGGAGTCGGTTGCGTGGCGCGCGGACTTCATCCTCTGCCCGGATTCGATGCTGACGAAGATGTGGGTGTACCTCCGGCTCCGCGAGATGCGAAAGAAGCTGATCGGAGTCGACGAGGCGTCGCGCTTCAAAGAGCCTGACGCCGAGAGGAGCCTCGCCTTCTACGGCGGCCGGAACGAGAAGAGCACCTACCCGGGGTTGTTCCAGAGCGCACGCCACGTCGTGTTTCTCGACGGGTCGCCCATGCCGAACCGGCCGATTGAGCTCTGGGCGCCGACCTACGCCCTTCACCCCCAGGCCATCGACTGCATGTCACGCGACGAC